CCAGATCATGTATGCATTTGGTGCGCCTGATAAGGCATCAATCGATTCAGAAGGAGCAAAAAAACCAACCTCACTGTGGTGTAAATTTCTTTCCAGTGTCTCTACCCACCTTCTCTCATTTTCCATTCTTCACCACATCTGCCATATCAGACTTCGGTATCCATCTTAGAAATTTTCCACACGCAACACAAATAAGTTTCCCTGCGTGTGGTCCTTTCCCTTCTGCAATTAATGGAAATTCGGTTTCCCAGCAATATTTGCAGTAAATTTTACCGTAATACTCGGTCTTCCTTTTCATTACATCACCCATTAAAAAAAATAGGCTTGGCAAAGAGACCAGTGGTCGCACAGGAATAAATTCCAATACCACTGTCGGCCGTCTCTTTGCCAAGCCTACGAATTTTATAATATGGTTTTAATAACATCTCAATATTCCTGTGCGTTATATGGTTTAGCCAGGCGATACTCCACTCATGGGCCAACATGAGCAACCGCCTGACAGAACAATCATACTAAACCTACCGCCAAAATCAACTAAAATTTGATAGGGTTTGAAACTTTTTTGTGAATAATTAAGGTGTTACTTTGTGGTATATTGGGGCTTAGAATAAAGACAATTGCTCGGCTTTTTTGTCACAAACGGCCTCTTCCATATTCTTAACCGCTTGCCGAAAATAATTATTTTTTGTATTTGTCTTTATCAAAATATGTACCCATTTTTATTTTACTTATGGATGTCCTGTGCATTTTATAATCCGCAGCTATATCTTTAATCATATCACCGTCTTTTATCCTTTTTAATATGGTATTAGCGTCATCAACTGTAAGTTTTCTCATTGCCACCGATACTTTATCTCCCCAGGTGTTTTTTCTTCCTGTCATTTTCTCTCTCATATATTGCTTGTGTTCTTCTGTGTGAATTTTTCCCCTCCTCGTTTCCCTATATTTTTCAATAGTCTCTGGCTTGTGTTTTCTACCTAAAGAGGCACGTCTTATCTTCTCTCGTGTTTCTTTAGGTAAATCAGGAACTCCATCGCCGCCGCTTGTGTTGTTTGTTAAATTAAAACCGACAATCCTTAAATGTTTAATCCAAAAAATCTCTCTTTCCTGCCAGTTTATTCCTTCTTTTACCTCTTCTATTATTTCTATAAGTGGCACTAAACCAAAACGCTTTAATTCTGATATCCAATTACACCTATGACATTTAGACTTTTCTATAAGATGTGCGCTCAACCTTCTAGGTAGAGGCTGATTTGTTTTACCGACGTATCTTATGTCGTCGGTCCTTGGGTCAATTAATGCGTATATTTTTATTGTTTTCATATCTTGATAATACAGGATGAATTGCATATTATCAAGATATGATTTTCGTCATTAAAAAAGACTTAGTTGGGTTTTATCCAAAGAACCGTCTGTTGCGGATTGAAGATTTTTAACGGCTTGTCTAAAGTAGGAAGGTTTTAGTTCAAATCCAATCGCCCTCCTATTATTTATAACAGAGCCGTATGCCTCTGATCCAACACCTAAAAAAGGTGTCAAAATAGTTTCTTTAGGGTTTGTCCTCATCAAGACGAACCGTTCGATAACGTCCAATTGTAAAGCATGCACGTGGCGCTCATCTTCACTATCTCTAGCCTCTTTGTATGGCAGGACATTGGCAATTCTAATATCGTCCCAAAAAGAGGAAGCGTATTGCCGCCATATCCAATGACTGTAAAGGTTTTCTGTTTGCTTGCCTTTATAATGCCGATATTTTAATATCTCTTGCGGGATTTCTCTTTTTCCGACATATCTGTCCATTCCATTCGGGTGAGTTACTGGGATAGGATTGTCACCTTTATTTCTAAACACCAAAAGCTGATCCATGGAGGCCACACCGCAAAGAGTTGAGTCGATGGTTAAAGTTTGGTGAGCAAGGTTTTTCTGCATGGTCCTCAATCGAACAGCAAGAGGCTCTTTCCATATTCCGTGTCGTGCCGCCATTTCCCAGCCGAACTTTTCATGCAGCCGGATAATGTCACCGGGGAAGTCTGACAGTCCATCCCTGCCGCTGTTGCTACTTGGCACGTCCATACAATGAACGGCTGATAATCTTCCCGGCATGGTTATTCTGGTGAGTTCTTTGACCACATAGGAATAATGTTCGAAAAACTGTTCTTTGCTGTCGCAGTTTGACAGGTCTCTCTCGTGTGAGCTATATTGATACAGACAGCTACCACCAGAAGCGAAAGGCGGGCTATAAATTGACGCATGAATAGACTTGTCTGGTATATTTCTCATACCCTGGATACAATCCGCATTGTATATGGCAAACCTGTCGGTAATTACTTGATTGGCAGCAACCATGGTGGAACCTCCATCTTTTTAGTATAAATATTATTTTTATCTATCCGGAAAACATTATTCATACACTCAATCATCCGGTTAAACATTTCGTCGGCTTGTTTAGCTTTTCTTTGAAGGTTTTCAAGAACCCTTATTTCGCCCTCAGTTGTCACTATATCAGACTGTACCGGTCTTAGTTGACCAAAGCGCCAGAATCTTCTTATGCTCTGGTAGTACTGTTCAAAGCTATGGCTGGGAAATGAAACGGAATGGTTGCAGTGCTGCAAATTCAACCCCCATGCGCCGATAACCGCTTTCGTGACCATTACCCTCTCTCTACCTTGTGCAAAGGCGGTGAGTTTTTCTTCCTTTCTGTCGTCGCTATCGCGTCCGCTTACCTGTATCGCGTCGGGAATCATCTTTTCGAGCAGGTCGCCCTCGTCGTTTAAGTGACACCACACAACAGCCGGTTGACCTGTATCGTTCACTAAGCTGGCCGCATATTCACAACGCTCGTTAATGGTTTTCCGGCGCTCTTCTCGCTGTTCCTTAATGCCCCAAGCCGGTACCGCAAACAACATTCCGTTACGCAATGTTCCACCAGTTTTGACAATATGTTCCTGTTCGGTGAGTGGTGGCAGATCAAAACCTTCATCAGAAAAACCCATGTCGGAAGGTTTTCTTAGTGCTCGAGACCACGAACATACCCACCGCCAGAAAGGTAATTCAGCGTGCCCCTTTAGCCGCCACTTTATAACCTGGCCGCCGATCCGTCCGGTTGCTGAATTGTTCAAATCGTTTTTGAAAAACTTGTTGAGCATATCCATGTAACCTAGATACCCCAAAGCTTCGCTTGATGTTCCTAATTCATGAAAATCGTTTGGTGATGGGGTGGCCGTATCAAGTAGTCGGTATGGTATTTTTCTGGTGAAAACCGTTATATCTGTTTTGGTCTTTGCTTTGAAATTTTTAAGTACAGCTGACTCATCGCACACAACCCCGACAAAATCGTCCGGCTTGAACATATGCAGCCGTTCATAATTGGTTACACATATTCTGTGTAGTTCGCCTTTGTGCGACCGCTTGCACTCAATACCGAACTTTTCACCCTCAGCGACTATCTGTTGTGTTACAGCCAGTGGAGTTAAAAACAACACCCTACCTCCGGTATGCCTTGCTACGTTCTCGGCCCAAACCAAGGCCATAAGCGTTTTCCCGGTACCGCAATCGGTGTAAAGTGCGCCTCGGCCTTTTCCGATAGCCCAACTGGTTAAATGCTTTTGAAAATCCATCATACTGTCGGGCAGGAAATTAGGCTCGAATCCGTATCCGTCCGGTAGTTGAGTTTTCATGTGGATAAAATCTTCGTATACCATATCACTAATCCTCCGTGCGATCGTGAGCTACTTTTAGCCAGCGGTGAAAGTCGTAGTTGTGTTTTGTTACCTCAAAGGCTCCGTATCTGTCTTGGTGTGAAATGGAAAAACCGTGTTTTTTGCACACTGCGAGAACTTCATCCAAGAACTTATCAACCTTTTTGTTTCTCCGCTTATCCCCTGTTTTTGTGTTCCATCTTTTCATATTTACCTCCGCAAAAAAATATCCCCGCTTACATACCATTGGGGTGAGAGTTTTCGTCAGTGGCGAAAGACCCAAGGTTATAAGCGGGGATACGATTACTGATTTACGCCGACTCTCACATCGGTTGTTTTGTAAAACCTTAACACACAATTAAAGCAACAATCAAGAAGTTTTTACCCTCGGCCTATCGCCGTTTTCGTCTTCGTCACCGTAGGTCCTGTTTCTGTTAACCTTCATCTTAAAAACTACCTCTGACCGCACAGTGCCTCTTCCGGTTTTTTCTGCGTGTGACGATCCGGCTATAAAAACGTCTGCCAGTTCTCTTAAAATATCCGCCTCGTTTTTACTGACAATGGCGGCAATCAGTTCGCAACATTCTTCAAGTAGCTTTTTGCGTGTACCTTCGATTGTTACGTTGGGAAATATTTCCTTTCTCCAATCTATTATCTCTTTCTCTAGGCTTTCCATTTTAACCTCAACTGTTTTTTATTCCGCACAACTTCCAGCCGACCACTACAAGCGTCTTTCAATCTCTTTGCCCGTTTCTCGATCTCGGCCATGTATTCGCGGCCTACTGGACGGCCGCCGACTAGACCCACCCTGCGCGTTTTGAATATTGGTTCTTCCATTGTTGGCCTCTTGATATTCAGTTATTATCATTCAAGATGTCGAGTGTTCAATCCATGGTTTTCCGATCCCGGAATGACATTTAGGGCAAATGTGCCACCCGACACAAACCCCATTTGGAGTTCTAACCCAATCTTCCACCAACTCTCTGTAATCTGGACCAAGTGCCTCTACTTGCTCATCATCTGCATCCCATTCAGCCACAATAGATGTAACTAAAACAGGGTCGATATTCTCTTTACAATTCTGACAAAGTTCCATTTTTCACCTTTCGTGTTTTTGATTGATACTACTTTCATATAGTTCAAAAATAAGTTATAATTAATTCAACAGAGCCCGATCCCCTGGCATAAACATGATTTATGTTACGGTCGGGCCTTCGTTTATTTTACGTCCAAAGCTTCCGAATAAGTCAACGTCTGCTCCTCAGCTTCACGAATCCAATCGTCAACCGCCTCTTGGTTATCACACTGTGCCAGGTCAACCGCACCGGCCATTCCATTTGATTCGATCAGCAATAAGTTTTTACCTCGATTGCACCACAGAACCAAGCCGGGGAAGAGTTCCACGCGCTTTGTTAGAATCGGCCTGCATTTATCGTGTGGCTCAAGCGCAGTGG